CAGCCTTCCGAATCTGGGAGACTGACACTGTTCGTGGTTGGACAGGAAGGCGGATTCAATAATGCCTTCTTCTTCCAAGAAACAACACAACTTTATGGCGGCGGTCGCCAACAACCCAGCTTTTGCAAAGAAAGCTGGAATTCCCCAGAGCGTGGGCTCTGATTTTGTTAAGGCCGATAAAGGCCACAAATTTGCAAAAGGTGGGTCTATGAAACACGAAGACGTAAAGATGGACAAGGGCATGATGCAGAAGGCCGTGAACAAACACGAAGGCCGTCTGCACAAGGGCCAACCAATGACTAAGCTGGCCAAAGGCGGTGCTGTGTACCGTAAAGCCGCTGATGGCTGCGCTGTAAAGGGCAAGACCAAAGGCACTCAGATCAAAATGAAGAATGGTGGGATGTGCTAATGAATAAGAAAAGAAGGTTTAATGATGGTGGTATCTATACCGCCGATATGGGTCAACCTCCTTCCGAACCGGATGGTGGCTCTGCGCCCATGAAAAAGCCAATGCCTAAGCCTCCTATGGCTATGAAAAAACCTATGCTCAAAAAGCCTATGCCGCCTGTAAAGCGCCCTATAGCAGTTGACCGAAGCATGGACGAGATGAGCGGTGGTCGTGGCGCTACACCAATGCCCGGGGCCATGAAAAAAGGCGGCTCCGTTTCTTCCGCTTCCAAGCGGGCTGACGGCTGCGCCACCAAAGGCAAGACCAAAGGCGCTCAGATCAAAATGAAGCGCGGTGGGAAGTGCTAATATGAGAGCCAGTCGCGGCATGGGTATCATCAACCCAGACAAAATGCCTAAAGCCAAGGTAAAAAAGCGCCGCGACAATACGGACTTTACCGAGTACGCCGAAGGTGGGTCTGTAAATTCTGCGGGCAACTACACTAAGCCTAGTCTGCGGAAGCGGATTGTGTCTCAGGTAAAAGCCGCAGCAACGCAGGGCACGGGGGCTGGCCAGTGGTCAGCCCGTAAAGCGCAACTTGTGGCCAAAAAGTACAAAGCCGCTGGTGGCGGGTACAGGGACTGATATGAAAACGCCGCAAAAGTCCCTCAAAGACTGGGGCGACCAGAAGTGGCGTACCAAGAGCGGCAAGCCGTCTTCAAAAACGGGTGAGCGGTATTTGCCGGAAAAAGCGATAAACTCGCTCAGCCCCGCAGAGTACGCAGCAACCACACGTGCGAAACGTGCTGGTAAGGCGGCGGGCAAGCAGTTTGTTGCTCAGCCTAAAACTATCGCTAAAAAGACAGCGGGCTTCAGATGACCACTTCCGGCACCTCCATCTTCAACCTCGAATTCACTGAGATTGCAGAGGAATCGTGGGAGCGTGCTGGCCGCGAGATGCGTACGGGCTATGACCTGCGCACCGCTCGCCGCTCGCTGAACCTGATGACCATCGAGTGGCAAAACCGTGGCATCAACATGTGGACGATTGAGCAGGGGGTCATTAACCTCGTGCAAGGCATCAACACCTACGCGCTGCCCAACGACACCATTGACCTGTTGGAGCATGTCATCCGCACGGGTGCGGGCAGTGTGTCTACACAGGCCGACCTCTCGATCACGCGAATCAGCGTGTCCACGTACGCAACAATCCCAAACAAGTTACAGCAAGCCCGCCCAATCCAGATTTGGGTTCAACGCATGTCGGGCCAAGAAAGTCTGACTACCGGCTTGCTGTCGTCCACGATCACCTCGACTGCCACCACGATCATCTTGAGTGATGTGACTGGCCTGCCTGCCGCAGGTTTTATTCGTTTGGACAGCGAGGTCATCAGCTACGGCTACATCATCCAAGCCCAAGGCAGCACGCAGGGCACGCTGTACAACTGTGGCCGTGGCCAGCAAGATACCTTCCCCGCTGCGCATACCGCAGGAGCCGAAGTCTACTGGCCGCAAGCGCCCGCTGTGACCGTTTGGCCGACCCCAGATCAAGGCACCGCAGCCTCGCCCTATTACCAGTTTGCTTACTGGCGCATGCGCCGCATTCAAGACGCTGGCGCGGGCGTTGAAACCGCTGACATGAATTTTCGGTTCCTTCCTGCTGTAACGGCTGGCTTGGCTTATCACATTGCCATGAAGGTGCCCGAGTTGGAAAATCGCATTCCAATGTTGAAGGCCGCATACGACGAACAGTTTAACTTGGCAGCAGGAGAGGATAGAGAAAAGGCTGCGATTCGGTTTGTACCGCGTCGCTCCTACATTGGGGGCGGCTGATGGGCAATAGATTTGCCTCCGGTAAGATTGCAATTGCAATCTGCGACCGTTGTGGGTTTAGGTTCCGTCTGCGCGAGTTGCGCACGCTAGTTGTTAAAACAAAACAAGTCAACATTCTGGTCTGCCACGGATGTTGGGAACCTGATCAACCTCAGTTGCAACTAGGTATGTATCCGGTAGACGACCCACAAGCACTGCGGAACCCGCGCAAGGACAATACGTACTTCCAGTCAGGCACTTTGGCGAATGGGTCAATTGGCGAGGGTAGTCGGAACATTCAGTGGGGATGGAACCCGGTGGGAATGGCCCGGGGTTTCGATTCGGAACTTACGCCAAATAATTTGGTTGGAGTCGGGCAAGTTGGTACAGTAACGGTTGTGATCACATAAGGAGTTTAAAATGGCGTTTACAAAATCTGCGGATGGCGTGGCTAAAAAAGGCAAGACCCAAGGTACGAACCTTGGTAACAGCGGCGCGGCTGTTGGCGTGCAAACTGGCGGCAAGGGCAAAGGCGGCGGTAAATCCAACACTGACATGAAGTCAATGGGCCGTGGCTTAGCAAAAATTGCAGCACAAAAGCGAGGTTAATAATGGCCAAATTCAGTCACAAAATGATGGGCAAAGAAGTTGGTGCTGCCAGCGTCTACGCCAAGCCCCACACAATGTCTGGCGAGGTTGTCAAAATGTCGAGCACTCCCGGCAGCGGCCCAGACCATAGCAAGGCAGACACTGTGAACATGTCCGCTGGAAACATCTACAAGCGCGATGATGCTGGCCCAAAAACTAGCGGTATTGTCGTGCGTGGCGGCAAAGCTCAGACTAAAGGCAAGATGGCCCGTGGCCCTATGGCCTAAGAGGTAGCCCATGAACTACACTGAGTTGTGCACCAACATCCAAAACATCTGCGAGAACGAGTTTTCTGCGCAAGAGTTGGCTATGTTCACCGAACAGGCTGAACAGAAAATTTACAACACGGTGCAGATTCCTGCAATTCGCAAGAACGTGACGGGGACACTAACGGCGGGCAACAAGTACCTACAGATTCCATCTGACTTCTTGTATGTGTACTCGCTGGCCGCAATCAAGTCTAGTGGGGAGTATAACTACTTGGTTGACAAGGACGTAAACTTCATCCGTGAGGCATACCCACGCGACGTTACAGCGACCCGCAATACTCCCAAGTATTACGCCATCTTCGATGCTTTTGCGTTCATCGTTGGCCCCACACCCGACCAGTCGTATGGCGCAGAACTGCACTACGGCTACTATCCCGAGTCTATCGTCACGGCAGGTACCACGTGGCTGGGCACCGAGTTTGATTCCGCTCTCTTGAACGGCGCATTGGTTGAAGCCATACGATTTATGAAGGGCGAACAAGATTTGGTGAGCCAGTACCAACAACTGTATGTTCAGGCGATTGGCCTCTTGAAGAACTTGGGTGATGGCAAGCTACGTACAGACACGTACCGCACTGTGCAAGTTCGCAACCCAGTGAGTTAAGGAGTAAAAATGGCGATCACGCAAGGGATGTGCACCTCGTTCAAAGTTGACGTCCTCAACGGGAGCTTCAACTTTGGCACTGGCACAACGCAGGTATACAAAATCGCGTTATTTACTTCGTTTGCCACGTTGGACGCAGCTACGACCGCGTACAGCACATCCAATGAAGTTGTAGGCACCGGGTACACCGCTGGTGGCAACATCTTGACGGTCAGCCAAGTTCCTACGTCTTCCGGTACCACAGCGTTTATTGATTTTGCGGATATCACATGGGCATCCAGCACAATTACTGCGCGTGGTGCGTTGGTCTACTTGGCCAACGGCACAACTAATCCAGCCGTCTATGTGTTGGACTTTGGCGGCGATAAGACTTCGACCGCTAGTAATTTTACCGTTCAGTTCCCCGTAGCAGATGCGACCAACGCAATCCTGCGGATCACTTAAAGGAAACATCATGCAATCAGAAAACCTCACCGCTCTTGACACTTGCGGAACTACTATTGAAAAAAGTTCCCCACTTGCTGAAAACATTAGTATTCAAGGCCATTACGATGTAGTCTGTGTTGGTGCAGACGGCCAAATCAAGTGGACTGACTCCATCAAAAATTTGGTGGTTACTGTAGGCAAGAACGACTTGCTGGATAAGTATTTTGCGGGGTCTGCATACACGGCAGCATGGTACATGGGGCTGGTGGATAATACTTCGTTTAGCGCTTATGCTGCTACCGATACACTTGCCGCCCACTCTGGCTGGCTTGAAAACTTAGGCTATACCATTTCTGGTAGCAGCACAAACCGTGCTACTGTGGGCTGGAGTACAGCAGCAGCATCTGGCTCTAAAGTTGCTTCAACAGCCGCTTTCACTATTAACGCTACCTCTACCATTTTGGGGGCTTTAATGTGTACTACTCAAGCACGAAACACCACTAGCAACGGCGGTGCGGGCATTCTTTATTCTGCCGGGTCATTCACTGGTGGCACTCGCGCCGTTGTTTCAGGCGATACGCTGAACGTCACCTACACCGCTTCTGTTTAAGGAAATATCATGGCTGCAACTTTCCCGCTCGGTAGTATCGTCAAGGTTAAAGTCAATGTGCCAGAAGGCCCAATCAATAAGATTCGTTTCAACGACGATGGCCTGATCGAGTACCTTGTTTCTTGGGTAGATGCCGATGGTGTATCGCAAGAGCGTTGGTTCTTGGAAGACTCTCTGGTCGCAGTGTAATGCTGTAAAAATAAGCGGTCTTTTTATAGATACACGATACAAATGGCCTCCATCGGGGGCTATTCTCGCTGGCCGTAAAACATAATGACTCAAACCGTCACAACGCTTGCAAATGG